GGCCTCTAGTTGCAGGTATACAGTAATCCTGCCTCCCACCCTAAATCTTGAGAGAGTGTTATGACTGTAAACGTCGGCGATTATATCGAACTAACTCGTACTGATACCCCCTCTGGGATTGTCACGATGGTCGACACCAGTGGAACAGGCAGTCAGAACGTTCTACTCGAAGACTCTGCGAGCCATGTTACGACCTGGTACAATCTCGACTTCTATCAGATTACGAAGCAGGTCTCTAATCCTGTCGAATCTGACTACCCGTTCGGGACAGTAATCTATCCTGTAACCGACGACCCCTCAGTTCCTCCCCAGTTTGTTAGATCGGCTCTCGGTTGGGTTAACTTCAACGATGGCTCGCTTTCAACTTGGCGTGCAGTCAGAGCACTGATCAGTAACGGTGGCAGGGTAGTTAAACCCTCCTAATCTTTGTCTCACTGGTGTAATGGTAGCACAAGAGCTTCCAACCCTCTTAGACGGGGTTCGATTCCTCGGTGATTCGCTTATGGAGAAAGTAATGGAACTACATCCAGTTCTCAAAGAACTTGATTTCTCTCCCGAACCTATGTACTTCCAGAGGCCTGACAAGAAGTGGGTCTCTTTCTGCGATTGCCATCAGTGGGCTTATTGCACATCTATCGAGAGTGTAGCTGCCGGGATGCTTAACGAGCATGTTCAGCTTCAGCATCCTGAACTGGCTATCGAATGATAGAAGTCCTAGTCCCGACCTTTGGTCGAGCTGAAAGGCTCCCGAAGGTCTGGCAGAACATAGTAGACAACTCTCATACAGAGATACATATAAACTTCATAGTCGAACATGACGACTACTCAAGCCTTTCCGTTCTGAAGCGGGAAGGCTTTTCTTATACCCTAAATCAGGGTGCTAGAAGCTACGCTGGAGCTATAAACACTGCATATGCTCTATCTGATGCTGAGTATCTCTTCTGTGCCGCTGACGATCTCGACTTTCATGACTCCTGGGATCTGAAGCTGTTCGAAGTAGTAGACGACTGGTTCGATGTCTATGGGACTAACGACCTACTGAATGTCTACACTCTCCAGGGAGTACATGCGACACACTACTTAGTACGTCGTGAATATCTTGATAAGATAGGTGGTGTCGTCGATGAAGGGCCAAGCAGCTTTCTTAATGCGTCTTACGTACACAATTTCACTGATACAGAGTTTATCTGGACTGCTAAAGCACGAGCGCGCTTCAGGCCAGTCCTTTCGTCAGTGGTGGAACACAGACACTGGTCCGTTGAAAAAGCTGAGAAGGACGCCACTTATCTAAAAGGCCTCGGTCCGCATATAAAGCGAGACCGAGAGCTGTATATGTCCAGGAGACATCTATGGATGGACACAAACCTCTGATTCCTGCGTCAGGATGGTCGCCTAGGATCGCAGTCCTCGGCGGCGGGGGTTTTATCGGAAGCAATCTAGTCAAGCGCCTTGTAGAGGAAAATCGCTACAGAGTTATGGCTTATGACGTAAACTGGCCCGCTTACCGGCAGAAGTGCTGGGAAGGGGCCGAAACATATTTTGCAGACCTTACTGATTTCGACCATGTTCAGGATGCCGTCGCCGGTGCTGACATGGTCTTTCATTTGGCCGCAGATATGGGTGGAGTCGAATATTTCCATTCGAATGCCGACTACACAGCAGCAGTCTACAACGCTAGGATCACCCAAAACGTCCTAGCTGCAATCGGTCGCCAGCGGGGGATAAGACTGGTCTACGCCTCGTCAGCTTGCGCAGCAGCTACGGAACATCAATATATAGATGGGTACGCTCCAGCGTTGAATGAGAAGGATCTGTACTGGGGTACTCCTGATCAGCTCTACGGTGCTGAGAAGCGCTTCGGTGCTTGGATGTGCGAGAAGGCTCCGTTCGATGCGAGGGTAGCTATCTTCCATACCGTCTATGGTCCATATCAGGAGCATGAGGGTATCAAGATGAAATTCCCGACTGCTGTCGTACAGAAAGCTCTACAAGCCCGAGAGTCTGGCGAGCTAGAACTGTTCGGTAATGGGATGCAACTCAGGTCGTATCTCTATATCGATGATGCTATCGACCGGCTACTCCAGCTTGGAGCACTCTGTTACAACCCTGGTCCTATGATGATCGGGTCAGACAAGGTTCATACCTGTATCGAAGTAGCTAGGATCGCTATCGGTCATGCTGGAGCCTATGGTGCTGAGATCAAGTTCAATCTGAACAAGACTACAGCTCCTACTGGTGTCCTCGGTCGGAACTGTGACTCATCGAAGTATTACAACCTTTTCGGCAAGACTGAAGAAGTAGAGATCAAAGATGGTCTCGAACGCCTGACTAAGTGGATAAAGGAGGTCTAATGGTACATCGGAAGCCTGATGATGAAAGACAACGCCGTAATAAGCCTAGATACCTCCAGCACTGCCTAGAGTGGGATGGTATAACCCGAGGTCCAGAGCTTCCAGAGAGCTATGACTGGTGTAGAGAGACTCGTCGGTGGTATAACGAATTTAGAGATTCTCCTAATGCTCAGCTCTGTGAAGACTCTGACTGGGAGCATATCTATATCGCTGCCCTGCTCCATAACAGACTATGGCAGAACAGAGGCAAAGACCTATCTCCTTCAGAGATGACTAACCTGTCTAAAGAGATCAGAACCCGAATGAGTCCTTATGGTTACACTAACGAGGATCGTCTGAGGCTGAATATCGAGATCTCTGAAGCGGCTGCTGAAGTTGGGGATAGAGACGCTAAGCCTGTAGATACAAAGATCGATTACGAAGCTCTGCTGACTCCTCCAGCGGAGAATTAACGAAGGAGCCTTATGTTTGAGGTTCTATCAACGGGGCTCCCGGAGGGCTTACCAGAGAGAACACTCGGCTGGGGCATACTCGAATGGTGCTCAGACTTTCTAGTTAACCCTGATAGCGCTGGTGGCGTTAAGGGTGAGCAGTGGGTATTCAAGCCTGATCAGGCCAGATTCATTCTGTGGTTCTATGCTGTAGATGAATATGGTAACTGGATCTACCGACGAGCCTACCGAGAGCGCGCTAAGGGCACTGGTAAGTCCCCTATGGTCGCAGCAATCGCTTGTGCAGAGTTTCTAGGCCCGGCCGAATTCTCTCACTTCGACGAGAATGGCCAGGCCGTCGGCAGAGAGCGTGACGACGCTATCGTCTGGCTGGCAGCTATCTCGCAGGACGGCTGTCGGCATACGTACGACTACATTATGGGTCTGCTATCAGGTCCGGCTGAGATCTACTACAACCTTGATATCGGTATGACAAGAGTCCTTGTCAAAGGTCAGAGTAACAACAAGCGTATTCAGACCTTGACCGCATCATTCAGATCTCATGAAGGCCCTAAGCCTACGTTCGCTATCTGCGAAGAGACTCAGAACTGGATTCCAGCAGAGCAGGGTCCTCAGTTCTTCTCGACGATTAACCGTGGTCTTACTAAGACTGACGGTCGTCTAATCGAAGTAACTAACGCTCCCGTCCCTGGCGAAGGTTCTGTAGCCGAAGAGACTCATAAATTCTATGAGGACATCCTCGAAGATAGTATCGACGATGCGGGTCTATTGTTCGACACGATTCTCCTAAAGGTCGAAGATATCTATGATGCTCAACAGGCACTCCCTGCCCTTGAGTATATGTATCAAGATGCTCCCTGGATCAGAGTCCCTCGTGTATGGCAGGACATCAACGACCCACAGATGAGAGAAGTAGACGCACGACGCTTCTTCTTCAATGAGATGTGTTCTAATCTGGCTATGTGGATCAAGAAGGATATCTGGGCTAATGCCGCAGCTCATCCTTTGAAACTCAGAAGGACAGATAAGATCGCTCTTGGCTTCCGTGGGAAGCGTTCTTGTACTGCACTAGTCGCTACAAGGCTTATAGATGGAGCTACGTTCCTACTTGAGTTTTGGGAAGCGCCTATGGGCCAGCAGAAGACTTATGAAGTCAATGCTGGTGAAGTAGACCGTAAAGTCAGAAACTACCTAAAGAAGTATAATGTTGTTGCTCTATTTGCTGACCATCGTGGATATCAAGACATTGTGGCTCGCTGGTATGTCGACCATGACGAGGATTCGGAAATCCCTGTCGATGTCAAAGAATTCCTGACGACGAACAAAGCCAAGATGGCACTTGCGATCGAACAGTTTGAGACTGCGGTTCATGAGAAACGTCTAAGCCATGATGGTAACGATGATCTGTCTCGGCATATTGCCAATTGTTTTACGGATGAGATTCCACAGGGATTAGTCCTAAGACAAGAGACACCTAAGTCCCAGCGATACATCGTCGCAGCGGAAGCTGCGGTACTAGCCTACGAGGCTGCACAGGCTGCAATCGAAGCGGGCGCACTCAGAGAAGAGCCATCACGAAATGTTTACTCATTCTAAGGAGGTGTAATGGCCGATCTAGCTATTGGAACCGCAGATTGGTGGCTACACCGCCTAGTTGAGCGCTTGATGTTGCGCCAACCAAGATACACTATGCTCTATAAGTACTTCTCAGGAGACCATCCTCTACCGCCTGGTGATCAGAGATATTCACAGTTCCTCAGGGATCTGATGAAGATGAGCCAGACGAACTATGTCGGCCTTGCTATCAGGGCTGTTACAGAGCGAATGAGGGTCAAGGACTTCAAGTTTGGTAATACCGATAACGTAGACGAAGATGCTAGGTCTATTTGGCAAGCTAACCACATGGACCTCCAGTCGTCGATCTCTATCAACGACGGTGCAGTCTTCGGTGAGACCTACGCTATGGTCCTAGAACCTGACGAGAACGATCCTAACAACCTTCCTAGGATTACTATCGAAGATCCTCGGCAGTGTATTACTGAGCCTGATCCTCTAGTACCTATGAGCAGCATTGCTGGCCTGAAGTTCTACGAAGACTATCTCAGTGGCAAGGTAATCGCTGTAGTGATTCTCCCTGACAAGGTCTATACGTATGAAGGTCCGCTAGCGAATCATCTTCCTGAAGATGCTGGTGTTCTCTGTGCCAGACTTGCTACTGGTCCGTCTACAGCAGGGTTTACCCTGGTCAGCGAAGAAGACAATCCTGCTGGTGAAGTCTTCCTGATCCGTGGTCCTTGGCAGCCTGATCACGGTCCTATCTCTCTAGCAGAGTGTGAGAATGGCGCTTTTGACATTCAGGATCGTATCAACTTCGTAGTCCTGTCGAGACTAGTTATCGCTTACAACCAGGCTTACCGCCAGCGTTGGATGAGTGGTGCAAAGGTCGACAAGACTAAGAAGGGTGATATTAAGCCGCCGTTCCAGCCAGGTTCAGATATGATCTGGGCTATTGAAGCTGCTGACGCTAAGTTTGGTGACTTCGAACAGGCTGATATTAAGCAGCTCCTAGAAGCTACCCGAGATGATATCGGTGACTTTGCTGGTATTACCCAGACGCCAGTTACTTACCTGACTAACAGGATGGTAAACGTCTCTGGTGAAGCACTGACATCAGCACAAGCTTCTCTCGTTTCTAAAGCCAAACTTCGTATGAAGTCTATGGGCTGGTTCTTCGAGAGAATTATGAAGCTTTGCTTCCGTTATCAGGCTAATCCTAAGGCTGACGAGATCTATGCCGAGACACTCTGGGCAGATCCAGAGATCAGATCCTTGGCTGAAGTCGCTGATATGGTCGCTAAGTTTGCCGCTGCACAGCTTCCTCCGCAGCTCATCCTAGATCGCGCTGGATTCTCTTCTACAGAGATTGAGTTTGCGATCCAAGAGATTGAGAAGCAGAAGCAAGAGGCTATGGCACAGAAACAGCAGGAGATGCAGATGCAGACCGATTCTGCTGTTCAAGTCCAAAAAGCAGGGGCACAGAATAAACCACAACCGCAATCCAACTCTCCAAGTGGGAAGAGTTGACAGGGTCCTGGTGACCAAAGGAGTTTTTAATGTCTGGCGAAGAACTAGTCGAGCA